ATGAACCATCCCTCGCTGTCGGGCTTTGTTGTTTTATCCTTGCTTTTGTCGGCTTGCGCGACCCAGCCTGAACCCCTGCCTTCCCACCCGAAAGGCCAGCTCGAACTGAGCCTGACCAGCGGTACTTACAGTTGCGAGAACGGAATCCGTATCGAGGTCGAGCGTGAAATCCGCGGCAGCGCCAAACACCATATCCGGATTGGCTGGAACGGCCAGAGCTACCAGCTCGAACGAGACGCTTCCGCCTCGGGGCTGCCTCGCTTCGAAGACCCGTCGAGTGGTCTGGTATGGATAGACCTGCCCTGGAAGGGCCTGCTGCTCGACGGCCGGACGAGCAAACCCCTGGCCAACGAGTGCCACTCCATTTGAGAATCGCCGGGACGGCATTCAATTTGCCGCCGTCGCGGCCGAACGCCGAGCCGCCAAGAAGGCGGCGTCATCTATTAGGTGCGATGGAGTGGAAATAGGGCAATAGCGCCTTTGCCGCCTTGATTCTCTGGCCGGCGCTCGCAGACGGATCGTTCATAACTGCCAGCAGGAAGCTTTTGGGGTCGCTGAAATTGCTACCCACATCAAGCCGTGACTGGGCGCGACTGGTATGGGGGCCGTGGTGGTGGGCAACTTCGCTCTGCAAGCCTGCATGCCGGTCAGAAGGACCGCCGGCCGGCTCGGTATGCGCCAGGGCGAGGTTCAGCACCCTTTGAAAATCGCCAGCCTTGATGCTTTCGAATCCAGCGAGAAGGTCCGCCTGCTTATCCAGATTCGGAGCCATTTCCAGCCATGGCTCGTCAACAAACATGCTTCCCATAGATGGGTCGATGAATGCAGACCATTTTCCCGTGGCCATATGAAGGGCGGGCGCCAGGGGGATGAGACTTTGTTCAGGAGAAGCCGGCTCGCCGATATCGGGGCGGAAGTTGAGCCGAGCCGGCGGGATATCGGCCAGATATTTCAGGCGGAGTGCTTTCAAGAACGCCTGGGCGTGGCTTACAGGTACGGGCTCGACCAGGGAAAACCAGACTCGATATCCGCCCTTCCCTGAAACCGACACGGCAGGGGCGGGCAAATCCAGGTCCTCCTGCACCCCCTGATAAAGCTTTGCCACCAGATCCCAATCGGTCGATTTTTCGAACTCGACCGCCATCGTCCTCGCCATGCCGTCCTGGCTGACCAGATTGAGCGCTACGGTCACCTCGCCAGCCAAGCTCTGGGTGATGATCTCCGGCGTTAGCACGCCCTCCGGGGAGAAATCTGAGCTACCGCTGTCGCCTTTCGGGCTGTGCCATTGCTGGCCATGAAGGAAATAAAGCCGCTGGAACTGTGCAATCAGTTTGTTCATGCGTCACCAAAGAGGAAGGTCCGGTACCGTCAGGGGGCGCGACAACGGTACTTCGCCGAATAATCTCAAAGCGGCGAGAGCAGGGCAATTGTCCCCCGGGTATTCCGTCGCTGACTGTGAATTCCAAAGCAGATACCGGACGGCGGCAATGGGCTCGCCTTAGAACGGCGGCGTCGTTTCTCCTTTCATTGCCAGGAATTCGTCGATCAGCCTAACGAGAATTTCCTCCTCGTCACCCTCTCCTAAGCCCAGGAGTTCGGCGACCTTCTTGACCTTGCTTGGATTGACCCCCGGGCGACGCGGGGCAGGGGCCGGAGTGGCTGGTGCCGTTGGTGCGTTTTCCCAAGGCGGAGCATCCTGTGACTGCTCCGTAGCCGCCTCCCCGGTCGATGGGGATGAGTCATCCGCTTCCACCGCCTGCGGGGCAGGGGGCGCTTCAGAACCAGCGTTCTCCTTTTTCCTGCGCCGGCCACTTTCCTCGGAGAGCGCTACGTCCACGTCCTTTTTTGCCAGTTTTTCGCCCTCCGGCAGCTGTTCGATCTGGTCGATCAGCGACTCGGCTTTGGCCTCGTTCTTCTGAGCCAATTTTTCCAACTGGATAGCCGCGCCCGTACTGGAAATCTTGCCTGAGTCGAGAAGGGCTGTGACTTTGGGGGAGAGATTGGCGGCGGCAGTCGCCAGGCTGAGCCAAGTAGGATTGCGACCGAAGTGCTCGGCGGCAGCTTCTCGTGTCTCGAAGCGGTCTGCAATGGTCTGGATGGCATTGGCCATGTCCCGGGGTTCAAGCGCCACGCGCATGCCCAGGCCCAGATTTTCAAAGACCCTCAGCTCCAAGGCCTCGTCTGGTTCGCAGGGGCGAATCAAGATAGGAACGGTCTTTTCGCCGGCCAGGACCGCAGCTCGCCAACGGCGTTCTCCAACAATAATGGTATGCCGCCCATCAGGGCTTGCCGGCTGGACTACGATGGGATGAATGAGGCCTTTCTTCTGGATGGAGTTGGCCAAACCCTTGAGGGAATTCTCATCGATGTTCTGACGAGGATGGGATGGGTCGGGATCGATCAAGGTGATATTGATCATCTGGAATTGGGGTACGGTTTCTTTAAAGGCCATGGTTGCTCTGCTGCGGGAAAGACTGGCGCCGAATGGGCGAAGGGGGCGGCATGTTCCATGGTTTGCCCGGGTTTTTCAAGATGTCGCCGCCTTGGATGTCGACGGAATACGCGAGTTGACATAATACAAATTAGGACCCGGTGTCTTTTCCAGTACTGGCGAGGCTTCCGCGCTTGTCGGTGTCACAAAGTTTGTGACAAATGCCAGAAATAGGGCAATTCCCGCTGTTTTCGCAAGATTCGAGTGATTGGCAAAAGGGAACCAGAAAGCGCGCTTTTCCTCCTGGCGCTCGGTGGCTAGTTCTGACGCGGCAATAACGGCCAGCGGGTCGGCTCCGATTAAACGAGCAAGTTTGACGGCGGCTACGTTTGGAAGCCCGCGCTGGTGGGACTTTGCGTTGGAAACGTGAGGGCGGGCGAGGCCGAGATAGTCCGCTAGCTGCTGGACGCCTCCTTTTGTACGAATTCCCTGTTCTATGTAATCCCGTAATTCCATCTCTATCCCTTTCGTCATATTGACGTACCCGAATTGGTACGGCTTTAATCCGTACCTAAATTGGTGCGCAGTAGCTAGTTCAGCGCAGGCTGAGGGTAGCACAAAGCGTCGAACGGCATAAATGGGATGGACTATGGCAATCAAGGCGAAACAGGGAAGGCCAGGGCAGGGGATGACGTTATCCGATCTGGATGACCTCGGCCGCATGACGCCGGATGATTTCCGCAAAGCTGACCAGATTCGGGATGCCATCCTGTCGGGGATCGCGGAAGCAGAGGCCCGGCTGCATGCCGAGCGGAGCGAGGCACCAGCCGGGCCTCTGCTCCCCCCCCCTACTAACAGGGGGGGAAAGTCTGAAGAGGCCGTAGGCGGGGAAACTTCGATGGGTTCCAACTTGGTTGCGGCCCGGCTCGTTCTCGAGGGCGGCGAGATCAAGGAAATCCCGGCCCGTCGCGGCTGGGGCGGCTCGTCGGCCTTCTTGGACTGGATCAATTTCACCGTCCATGAATCGACCTTCGAATGGCCCGGTGCGGAGTTCGTATCCCCCGAGCAAATCATCATCGAAGCCTCGGCCCAACTCGAAAAAATCTTCGGTTTCGGGATCACGATCCAGCGGGAAAGCGGGGCGAACTTCTACAAACGGTCCTACGTCCTGGGCGATGCCTGGGGCATGGTCTGCCATGGCGGTCAGCGTAATACCCTGCTGGTCATGCTCTCGGGCGAGGGCTGCGCGGCTGCTGCCTTCGGATGGGAGCAACGCCTGCACGACTGGCTCAAAACTGCTCAAAGCCCTCGTATCACGCGCTGCGACCTCGCCCACGACGACTATACGGGTGAAACCTATAGCGTTGATCGGGCTGACCGGGATTTTGACGGCGGACTCTTCAACAATGGAGGACGCAATCCGGATTGTGAACACCGTGGTAACTGGAAGCACCCTAACGGAAAGGGACGTACTCTGTATGTTGGCAACCGTGCCAACGGGAAGTACTGCCGCGTCTATGAAAAAGGACGCCAGCTAGGCGACAAGAATTCCGAGTGGGTCCGGGTCGAAGTCGAATTCAAGTCGGTTGACCGGCAAATCCCCTTTGATGTCCTGCTGCGCCCCGGTGAATACCTCGCAGCCAGTTATCCGGCCTTTGCCTGGATCAGCCAGCGGCAGGAACGCATCCTCACCACGCAAAAGACCGTCCAGGCCAATTACGACCGGGTCTGCAAGTGGCTCAAGCATCAATGCGGCGCGGCCCTGGCCGTCGTTGCCGAAATCGAAGGCTCGGCGGAAGCCATGCTCGCGAAACTCGCCCGGCATGACAAGGCACCGGCCTTTACCAAAGTTCCCGATTGGCGTTTGGCGTCGAAGTCGATCCATGCGGCGGTCGAGGAATTCATGCCCTCCATGACCATGGGCTCGGATGCCCTGATGGATTACGGGCTTCAACTCACCTAAAGGAGCAAACGCAATGCAAGTCAAAAGCAATTTTCAAGTGGTCGGTGCCAAGGCGTTCAACGGCGAGGTGGAAGGGAAGCGATACGACTCCACGACGCTGTTTGTGCTCATGGACGTTTCCGAGCGTAGCGGCACGGCCATCGGCCAAAACGTGGTGGAAATGAAGTTCGGCAAGTCCGATGAATTCGACAAGATGAAGCACCTGCCTTTCCCGGTCCAGGCGGAACTCACCCTGAACTTGACCACGAAGGGCTATGAGGTCGAAGGCTTCCGGCCGGTCGCCCAAGCCAAGACGCCGGCGCAGGTGTAACCATGCTTCTGGATGTGAAACGGGTATGGGTGATTCAGCAGCGCTCTACGGGCCTGTTCCTGACGCCTGACCTGTTTCTCTCCAGGTCGCTGAAGGCGGCGGGTCGCTGTGAGGATCGGGAATCCGCCTTGGATACCGGGCGGATCAATCTCGATGACGACTTCGAGGTGTGCAGTTTCTTCGAGGAAGTAGGGGAGGGTAATTGATGAACTGCGTATCGTCCGAAACGGTTGCCGAGGCCATGGCGGTCTTCGTCAAAATGTATCAGGACTCAACCATCGTTCTCTTGGTGGTTGGATACCTGCTGGGGGCCAGTGACAAGTTGCTCGCGCTGGTGTTCGCAGGGTATCGCCGCCTCCGGTTGCTTGCGCGTCTGCGTCGCCGGGGTGCGGCATGAGCCTCTGCGTCGAGGTCGCCCAATTCGTCCCCCCGGGTTCGCAATCGACGGCGGCCTGGGTCGATACGGTAGGCACGGGGGCGCAGTACGGTCTTCGGCCGGCGTTGTCCCAGGTCATGGCGAACTGTCAGTTGGTCCTCCTCGATGCCAGTGAATACAACACGGTCATCATGCAATCCGTTTGGGATATACCGGACGGCACCACCCTGGCGGCCATCTTCGCCCTGGGCATGACCATTCCCCTGGCGGCTGGTCTCGTCGCCAAGGTCTGCGGCTCCATTTTGGAACTGCTTAAACACTGAGCCGGGAAGGGGGTGAGGAAATGGTGGACCTGTCGCTTTTGACCAATGCCGTTGATGTCTCGTCGGTGGTTGCCGGTGTGGTGTCGGTCGGCGCGTTGTTGATGGCCCCGGCTGTTGCGAAATATGCGGTTAATGCCATCCGGCGGATGCTTCCCGGGGAAGAGTTCAGCGAGTGGGAAGACTATTACAACGACCGATTTTGAGAATGGTTTTTGTAAAGGTGCATCGGACTGTGGCCCCGTCCGTTGTGCCTCCTAACCTTGGGCCATAAGGAGTTCAGAAATGAACAAGACTCAAAAGCTGTTGCTCATCCTGTCCGGTCTCGGCATGACTCTGGAACAGGCTCTCGCTGCCGGTGTGGATCTGACGACCCTCACCGCTGCCGTGGATGTGAGCACCGTCACCGCTGGCGTGGTTGCGGTCGCTGCCATCCTGATGGCTCCGTCCGTCGCCAAGTATGCGGTGAATGCCATTCGCCGCATGTTCCCGAAGTAAGGGAACCGGGGGGAGGCTTCCATAGCTCCCCCCACCTTCCATCATGGTCTGGTGCGCTCTCTTCTTCGCCGCGGGGCTGGTCACGGCCCATCTCGTCGGCCGGGGGTTATTCTGATGCGATTGGTTCGGCTGACGCTCTATTTCTTCCTGGGCTTCGTCCTTGGGGCGTGGGGGGTGTTGGGGAATGCGGAAACGAAAGCGGCGTTGTATGGTGAGAGTTTTGCCGCGCCGGCGACGTGGTCCGGTTATCTGAGCTCGGCCCTACAGTCGAACAACAAGGCGACGGCTTCGGCGATGTGTGCGGGGTTTAATCAGACTCCGACATGGACCTTTTCGGATACGTACCATACGTGCGTCAGCGGCACGTCTATTACGTCGGTGCAGGTGACCATCACGTGTCCGAGTGGGTATAGCGATGTCGGCAATTTGTCGCAGACGGCAGGGTGTCGGAAGGTCGGTTATTACTGCGAGTCGGGCAGCAATTGGACTTTGAGCGGTTCGACATGTACCCGGCCTGACTGCGATCCGGCGACGCAGACGCGTGATGCTTCGGGCCAGTGCGTGGCGTTGCCCTGCATCGGGACCGGCGTTGCGGCGTCGGGGGTGTTCGATGTGGGCACCTCGCCCTCTTCGCCTCCGCTCTCGGTATGTGCGAATGGTTGCACGGCGATTTACAGCGGCGGGGATACGGACAAGTCGGCCATTGTCAATGGCACCCGCCATTACTTCGCGTCGGGGAGCTACACACTCGTCGGCGGCGGAGCGTCGTCCCAATGCACGGCGAATGGAACGAACGGGATGCCACCGGCGGCACCAACCTTGCCGCCCGATGGTTGCGGCCCGGGGGCTCAGAAGGTGACGGTTGGGGGTCGGACGAAATGCGTTGATCCTAATACCGGCCAGGAAAATTTGGTCGATGCCCCGCGCGATACCGTGAAAAAGCAGGATGAACAGACAGCGAATCCGGACGGCACCGTCCGGTGTGCGAGGACCTATACCTTTGCCGATGGTTCGAAGCGAACGACTTACGAGGATTTTCCGGCAGGTACGGTCTGCGCCCAGGTGAGCGCGGGCACCGGCACGGCGGGCGGCGAGAAAGTTCAGGGGCAGCCGGGGAGTCAGGCGGATAACGCCTCGAAAGCGGGGGCGGGTTCGGGCGGGGCGGGGGCCGAGGCACCGACGGACAAAGACACGGGCAAGCCCCAGGGCAGCATGGACGATTATTGCGCCAAGAATCCAACGGCGTCGGCGTGCCAGAAGGTGACTTCGGGGGATGGGGCGGCAACGGATAATTTGTATACGAAGGATTCCAAGACCTTCGCCGGCAGTCTGGCGGCCTTCAAGAATGCGGTGCAGTCGGCTCCGTTTTACACGGCGGCGACGACCTTTTTCCAGGCCGGCACTTTCGGCGGTTCCTGCTCGGGGCTGTCGGTGACTATCCCGTGGTGGTCGGGGTCTTACACGGTCGATCCTTCCCCGTATATGTGCGGCTCCACGGCAACCACGTTCTACGGCTATCTGGGGGTGGCGCTGCTGCTGGCGGCGATTGGCGCAGCCTTCTGGATTGCGCTCCTATAAGGGGAAACCATGGACAACTGGCTGGGAAAAATTACCGCGTGGTTTGCACAACTCTTCCACGATGCCTTCACGGCGGCGGTGGATTGGCTCCATGATGGGGCGCTGTGGGTCTTTGACGGCCTCCTATCGGCGGTGGCGGCGGCGGTGGCGGCGATCCCGGTGCCGTCCTTCCTCTCGTCGGGCGTCGTGGTTGCCAACTACTTCACCGGCTTTCCGCCCTTCGCTCTCTACCTCCTGTCCCAGCTCAACGTGTCGGCCTGCTTCGCCGTCCTCGGGGCCGGGCTCGCCTTCCGCCTGGGCCGCAAGGTCCTGACCCTCTTCCAGTGGTGACCCCATGATTACCTTTTTCGAAGGACTGCCCCGCTCGGGCAAGTCGTACTCGTCCATGAAGGATGAAATCATCCCGGCGCTCCAGAAGGGTCGCCCGGTCTATTCCAACGTGGAAGGGCTCGACTTTGAGAAAATTGCAGAGGTGTCGGGCCTGCCGCTGGAACGGGTGCAGGAGCTTTTGACCCAATGGACGAAGGAGGACGTCAAGAGCCTGAAGCGGGGCATCAAGGATTCCCTCCTGGTCATTGACGAAGCCCAAAACTGGTGGCCCTCGAAGCGGCAGCCCCTAAGCGATGATCTGACGGAATTCGTGGCCGAGCATGGGCATGATGGCCTCGACATCATCCTCATGGGCCAGAACCTCAAGGACGTTCATACGCTGTGGCGCAACCGGGTTGAGCGGAAACTCTACTTCCTCAAAAAGACCGCCCTGGGCAAGCCCGATGCCTTCTCGGCAACCATGTTCACCGCCATCCCCAAAGGCGACGGCATCGCCTTTGAAAAGGTCTCGACCAGCGATTACAAGTACGAAGGAAAGTACTTCGGCACCTACAAGAGCCATACGGACGGCACGGAGAACAAGGAAACAAAAGTAGATCCTCGCGTCGTCGTCTGGAACAACCCGCTGTTCAAGAAGTGGCTCCCCATCGTCGGCGTGGTCCTCTGCGTCGCCGTCTATTACGTCTGGGGTCTCTTCCACGGGGGCATTGAAAAGGGCGTGGTCAAAGTCCCCCAGTCCATGCCGGGGGCGTCGGCATCACCGTCACCAGCTGCAGCTGCCAAGCTGGCACCGACAAAGGAGGGCCAGGCGCAGGATCGGGTCCAATTCGGCCTGGTCGAAGGCGTGGCCCCGGAACCGCCGAAAGACTGGCTGCAGGAAATGACTGAAAAGCATCGCATCCGGTTTGTGGGGGCGATCAAGATCGGCAACCGCGCCGGCAACGGGATCATCGAATGGCGGGATGGCGGCGGTGCGCTCTTCCAGTCGCTGACCTTCCGTGACATCGAGGCCCTGGGTTATTCGGTGTTCGCCAACAGCACCGGCACCCTGGCCGTGCTGGTCAAGGGCTCAACGCGCCTGATTGCCGCGTCGTGGGAAATTGATAAGCGTGAGGGCAGGGCAACCGAGAGTCAGCAGCGTCAGGTCTCGGGGCGTCCCGATGGTTTTCAGGCACATCAGCCGGTTGTGGTGAGTCAGGCGGCGGGGCCAAACAGCGGCATCTGAGCGATTCTGTCCAACTCCAGAACAAGCTGGTGAAAACGAACGGCCGGGGCGGTTTGCCTCGGCCGTTCCGTTTTCCACCATCCCGTAAGGGCCTTTTTCGCCGCCGTCACGATGGCGAGAACAGCATCGGTGACCACGGCGAAGTCAAATCCCCCTTGCCTACCGAGGAACTCGGCGGTGGTCTGGTAGGCGCGGGAGAAGCGGAACATTGATTAGTCTCCGAACATTCCGTCGAGGATGAAGCAGATGATGAAGGCGGCTAGCACGATGTACAGGGCGGTTTCTTGGTTCGGTGCCATGGCGGTTTCCTGAGTGCTTGGGCTGGGCAGGATGCCCCCCCTTCCTTTCCGAAAGCAGCCCTGCAAGGGCAGCCGCACAGAGAAAGGGGAAAAGACAAGGGGGAAGGTTTGTAAATCCCGGCATTATCGGGATTTACGAATACCCCCTTGAGGCCGCAGGCCGGTCTTTTCATCCGCTCTGTGCGACCGCAGGCCGGGCGATTTGAGTTGGCAGGGCGTAGCCCGGACCCAATTTGCCAGCCTCGTAGCTGGCAAACCCGGCCCCTACCGGATAGGCACGGCGGCGATGGACCGTTGGCGGGAGGGGTGGGACCGTCAGCAGAGACTAATGGACTATGGACCGGGCGCCCGGTCCATCTACTGCCTCAAAGCAGCCGAGCGGCAGCAGTAGTGCCTCTGCGCCGCCCCGCACGATGCGCCGTAGGCGCGGCGGGGTCATTGAGGCGAGGGGGGCGGGAAGGCTTAACAGCCCAAGCGGGAGTGTTCGCTCTCTAGCTGCCGAATCTGGTCCCGTAGCATATCGACGGTGCTATAGGTGCCGGCGACTTTTACCCGGGCCTCGATATTCTTGATTTCCCAGGGGATACCTTCGCATCGTGCCGTTCGTTGCTGTAGCGACATGGGCGGCGGCTGCGGAACGGGCGGGGGTGCGTAGTTTGCTGTCGTGCCGGCCCGGGTGCGTTGGATATTTTGCACTTGCTGCTGGAAGGCGGCGGTGCCGTGGGCAGCGCTGGGCTTGGTATCGGTGACAATCTTATTTCCCGGCGCGTGGGCATCGCAGGGCGTGGCCTGAACGACCTTCCGGTTGCCATCGGTGCACATATAGGCGTCCGCGTAACAGGCGGTGTTGGCAAACAGGAGGAGGTAGAGGGTAAGGGATTTCATAATGGCCCCGGCATAAAGAACGGCGGCATTATAATCCCGGCCCCTATGCATATGAGATTGCCCGGTGTTGTCCAAGTGGATTTTCGCTTGGCGGAAATCCGTAACCACTACTGGCATTTGCGCACCATCCGCCCGGGCCAGGAAGCGAAGAGGCGCAAGCTCTACCGGCGCATTGCCAAAATAAAAGCCGTCCTGATTGAGGACGGCCTAGAGCCGGAATGGTTGCGGCTATGGTGTCGGCAATTGACCCTATGCAGGCCGGAAGCTGCGGCGGCTAGATTCCAGCAATATGCAAAGGATCGTTCGGCCTGGGGCGAATATTGGCAAAAAAACGACACAGCCACGCAAAAAACCCGCGATGCATGAAAATTTTCCGGCATTTAACATAATACAAATTATGCGCAGTAGCGCAGACGCCTATTTGCCCCACCAAGCGTGCTTGGACCGCTCCCGGAGATAGCGGAAAAATTCAACGCCAGCGTGCAGGCGATGGCCGCTATCGCCATTGCTGCACGCGAGAGAAAAGACCGCCAGAACGTCCGCCGCTTCTCGTTCTTTTCGCTCTGCTCGGCAAGGTCGGCCACGACATAGGCCGGGTCCATTTGGAGCGTGATGGCGACGCGGTACGCGACATCGAGCGGGATCGGTCGCTCTCCGCTTCGCATCATGGCGAGGTGCCCGGTTCTCACTTCCAGGCGCTTGGCGAGTTCGTAGTCAGACGTAATGCCAAGCTGCGCTTTGGCGGCGTCCAGATATGCACTTGGCTTCATGTTTTCCCTCGTGTTTTCCAAAAAATGGGCCTTACCTTAACTCGCATTCGTGAGCTTGACAACGCACACGCCAGTGAGTGGAATCCGTGTCGCTCGCGTAAGTGAGCGTCGTAAAAAACCGATTCCCTCAAGTTGAGCAAAGGAACCCACCATGAATGCAGCCGTGCAGTCCCTGCCCGAGACCGGCAAGAAACTCGGGCCCAACGAGGCCGTCATCCAGGGCCGCATCTTCGAAGTGCGCCGGATGGAAAACGCGGTCTATACCGTCATCAACACCCCTGCCCCGGACCAGTTCAGCCACCCGCAATCCGTTGAAGTCATTTCGGAACGCCTGATCGGCAAGTCCCAGGAGGACGTTACCGTCCGGGTGCTGCTCCAGGGCTACCGCAAGAAGTTCCAGCGCAAGGATGGGGATACCGCTTGGCAGACCATCAACGTGCTGCGGGTGGTGGAGTAAGACCCCATGGTCGCCGTCCTCTTTGCCCGGTCAAACTCGATCTACAAGCAGCTGCCCGGCTGTGATGTGTTCGACCTGGCACGCGATGCACGGAGCTACACCGGGAACGATCCGGTGATTGCCCATCCGCCGTGCCGTGGTTGGGGACGGCTGCGCCACCGGGCCAAGGTCCGGGCCGATGAAAAGGAGCTGGCCCTGTTCGCGGTCGCCCAGGTGCAACGGTGCGGCGGCGTGCTTGAGCATCCGTGGGCCTCGTCCCTGTGGCCAGTGGCCGATCTGCCGCGACCTGGCCTTCGGGATCGGTTCGGCGGCTTTACCTTCGGTGTGATGCAGGGGGATTTCGGGCATATGGCCCCGAAAGCGACCTGGCTGTATATCGTCGGGATGGAGCCGGCCAAACTGCCGGCCCCGTCGTTCGAGCTGGGCATCAAGTCGGGCCGCGTGGAACTGATGGGCAAGGCGGCGCGGGAAGCGACTCCCCGGGCGTTCGCCCTTTGGCTGCTCGACCTGGCCGACAGGTGTTGCCGTGGCTGAATCCTCCTGCCTCCTCTGCAACTCCTCCCGGGTGCCCTCCTCCGGCCCCCGGGCGGGTTCGCTCTGGTGCCTCCTCAAGCGGGCCGGCGTCGGCCCCTTCTCGGTCTGCCTGTCCTTCGCCCCGGCAGGCCGTGACGATGCCGCCGAAGGCGGCCCACACCGCGTACAAGTAAAGAGCGGTGTGGAGTCTCAAAATGAGACTAACGGACGATGAATCAGACCACGTTCATTGACTGGATTTACATGGCGCAGCAGCGCATTTCCGGCGCGCCGGAATGGCCGCTGGTCCATGACGGGTTCAACCTCAAGACCCGCAACGAGTTCACCGAAGGCCAGATCGACGGGACCAACCTCGTGTTTTTCGAGCGTCCCGAGGATTTCCGCTACTCGATGAAGTCGTTGCCGGTTCGGGGCTCCCATAGCACCCAGGTCATTACCCGGTGCGACGGGTCCGAAATGCTCATTTCGGGCAACGTGGGGCGCTTTGGCCGCCCGGACAATATCTGGAACTACCAGCTGGCCGATACGGTGGCGATCGCCAACGAGATTGTCACCGGCCAGGGCCTGCCCCCCTTCACCCCGGGGGAAATGCTCATGCGGCAGACCATGAGCGAACGGGACCGGAAAAACGGCGTGCCGCCCTGGGCCTATACCGGCGCGGTGTTCCGCGAAATGCACGTCACCCGGAATTACGCCACCGGGGGCGATGGCATCGCCAAAGAGTACATGCGCTTCATCCAGGGCCAGCGTTCGGCCCGGATCAGCAAGGGCGTTTTCGGCCATGAATCGGTGGTTTTCGGGGAATTGGCCCGCAGGGGCAAGCCTCTTCACAAAGCCATCGTTTGTTACCGCAAGGGGCCGGAAATGCTGGCCCATGCGAAGGGCAAGGAACAGAAGGCCAGGATACTCAAGAGCCCCGAGTATCAGCTGGCGATGGATACCGGGTTGGTGCGCGTTGAATGCAAATGGGGCAGTCACTTTTTGAGAGATCGCGGGTTGCGCTACCTGGGAGGATGCACCATGGCAAAGATCATTTCGCTTTTCGAGCGGGAAACCGCCTTTTTGCTGAACGCGGAGCCGGATCGGGCCGCCCGCGTCGTGGCCGACATGCCCCCGAAAATCCGCTCGGCGGCGCTCCATTGGATTCGGGGCGATGACCTGCGGCAGCTGTACAGCCGGGCAACCTTCTTCCGGCACGTCAAGGCGCTCCGTGACTACGGCATCGACGCCAGCGAGCCGCGCAACGTGTCCGGGCGGCCCAACTCCGAGGACGCCCTGCAACGCATGCTGGACGCTCTCCCCGCCTTCACCCTGCGGGAAATGGCCGCGCCTGAGTGGTACGGCCTGCCGGACGTGGAACGGCGCGCAGCATGAAACGGCTTGCCGTCGCGTTCCTCCTGGCCCTGGCTGCCCGCCTCGCCGCAGCGCAGACCGCGCCGGTGGAATGCACCCTGAATGCAAACGACGCGATCGCCCAGGTGTTCGGCGTCCCTGCAACTGAAGTCCTGGCCCAAGCCTTCGGGCTTGGTCTGACTGCGCCCCTGACGGGGTATCTCGTGGCCTACTGCGTGGGCCTTCTCATTAATTTCTGGAACAAATAGGAGGGCAAAACATGCCTGCAGATTTCGCTGTTATCACCGGGGCCATCTCCATGACGGCTGTCGTTACCGGCATCGTGGCCATGGGTGGCGTCAAGATCATCCCGAATGCCACGTCCTGGGCGGTCCGCAAGCTGGTCAGCTTCTTCCGCTGATCGGGGCTTCGGGAGGGGGAACCGCGGCCCCCGCCCGGCCCGTTTTCCCCTGCTTGGAGCGGAGCGACAAGCAGAGGAAAACGGCACCGGAGAGAACACGATGATTTGGACGCTTTTCATGGCATTTCTCGGCATGGCTACGGCCATGGCGATCGTGGCCGGATTCGGGGCCTCGAGATGATGCGGCGATTCCTCAAGCTACTCGCGGTGGGGATCGCCGCATTGTTTTTCGCGTCGCTGTCGTTGGCGGCTTGTACTGACTTGGGGGTTTATAAGAACGACTCGTCGGCGATTGCGGCTTTTAATGCGGAGTCGGGGATTCCGGGGAATTATGGCTGGCGGACGGTGGGGCAAGAAACGTCCCTGGGTTGTGCGGCGGGGCAGACTTACTTTATTTATGGTTGGAATGCGAGTCGTGGCATGTATTACGTGGCGCATAGTCGCTATGACGGTACATGTCCGGCGGGGCAGGTGGCGGATGACAAGGGATTTTGTCACGCGCCGTGTGGCGCGAATTCGACGTGGAATTCGACTACAAAGACATGTTCATGTGATACCGGCTTTACGCCGGATGGTACGGGGGCGTGTGTGCCAGATGCCCCCCCGAACCCCTGCAAAGCCGGCGACCCGACATCCGCGAGCATCTTCGTCGGGTGGGCCATTTGCGGTGACAATACGACAGCATGCGTGTATGGCGGGTCATCGGGGTATGTTGCGCCGCCGCAGTTTTCGGACGGTCAATGCAGGGCCGATTTAACGGACATCGTTGCGGGTAGTTGTTCGAACGATTCGGGGGCCTCGGCTAGCAATCCGATGCCGATTTATTGCACTCTCAATGGGACCAAAACAGGTGATCAATCCGACAATTCCATCAATCCGACGCCGGGGACGCCCCCGGCCCCTCCGCCGCCTGCGCCAGTTACCTGTAATGGCGGCGATGGCTCTTCTGGTACCTGCGTCTGCCCTAGCGGCTATACCAATGTCAGCGGCACCTGCACGGCCAATGCCCCTCCAAGCGGCGGCGATCCCGGTAGCGGGGGCACCGGCGATACAGGCACGGGCGGTACCGGCGGCACGGGCGGTACCGGCGGCACCGGGGGTACCGGCGGCACCGGGGGCACCGGCGATACAGGCACGGGCGGTACCGGCGGCACCGGGGGCACGGGTGGGACGGGAACCCAAACCGGAGCCGCGTGTGATCCGGCGGTAAGAGTCTGCGGAGGGGGCGACACCTCCGGGCTCTACAGCAAGAAAACCGACACCTTCAAAGGGGTGATCGGAAAGTTCGCCGATGGTTTCAAGGCGACCCCCTTCGGCGGGGCGGCGACCGGCTTTTTTACGGTCTCGATTCCCCAGGGGGCCTGCCCTAACTGGGCGGTGGATGTGGCCTACCTGAATGTCCGTTTGGACATCAGCCAATACTTTTGCACCTCGACGGCCCTCCAGATGATGGAACTGGCGGGCTACGTGCTGCTCTTCGTTGCGGCGGTGACGGCCTTTAAGTGGGCGGTGCTCTGATGGACAGCTTTGCGGATTGGCTGCTCGGCCTGGTCAAAAGCGCGTTCTCGGCGCTGTGGGACTTCTTTACGGATCTCCTGATTGCACTGCTTGACCTGGGGCTCTCCGCTATCCTGGGGCTGCTCCAGCTGCTGCCGGTGCCGTCCTTCATGCAGGCCGGGAGCCTTCAAGCCATCATCAATCAGATTTCCCCCGATATCTGGTACTTCGCCTCCCATTTCAAGCTCTCGGAATGCCTCGCCATGTTCGGCGCGGCGGTCGGCTTCCGGCTGGCCCGCAAAGCCCTGACCCTCTTCCAGTGGTGACCCCATGATTATTGTCCATGAAGGCATGCCGCGCTCTGGCAAGTCCTACGCGGCGGTCAAAGACCATCTGATTCCGGCCCTCAAGAAAGGGCGGCGCATTTACGCCCGCATCGATGGTCTCAACTACGCCCAGCTGGCCGAGCTCGCCGGGATCACGGAAGAGGAATGCCGGGGTTTGCTGTCCGAGCTGACCGAGGAACAATGCGCCAAGCTGGAACAGCAGGAGTTCCAGAAAGACGCCCTGATCATCATCGACGAGGCCCAAAACTACTGGCCTCAGGGCCGGGCCCAGCTGCCGGTGCCCGTCCTCAAGTGGATCGCCGAGCACGGCCACCACGGCTTTGACGTGCTGCTGATGTGCCAACTCCTGAAGGATGTCCACCGGGCCTGGGTGAATCGGTCGAATCGCAAGCTGCAGTTCATCAAAAAGGACGTGGTAGGCAAGGCCAATGAGTACAAGTGGATCATGTACCACGGCTCCCCGGACTCGAAAGGCAACGTCAAGTTCGCCGAGGTGCAGAAGGGCGATCACCCGTACGAGGAACAGTACTTCGGGGCCTACAAGAGCCACTCGGACGGCACCGAGAACAAAGAGAACTATGAGGATGATCGGGTTAATATCTGGAAGTCCCCGATGTTCCGTAAATGGCTCCCCTTGTTGGGACTCCTGGGCCTCCTGGGCTTCGGTTACGTGATGTACCTTTTCAACGGGGGCATTACGGCAGAGAAAAAGCCCCAGGCGGCAAAAGCCGAGGCCCCGAAGGGCATGCCGGCCCCGGCCCCCGCATCGTTATCGGCCCCGGCGCCCGTGGTCACCCCGGCCCCCAGGGCGGCCCCATTGCCGGAACCGGAGCCCAAGGAACGCCAGGACCGGAACCGGCTGACCGAATGGGAATTCCCTGATGTTGTTACCGAGCTATCGAAAGGGAACCGCATGCGCTTGGCCGGGGTGCTACGGACGGCAAGCGCAACGAAGATCATTCTGGAATGGCGGGATTCCTCCCTTCGGGTTGTCGATCAGATGACGACGGATCAACTGCGGGTCCTGGGGTGGTATGCCCTGGTGACGGACGATGACCGCATGGCTATTCTCACCCGGCCCGGGGTGCGCTACGTCGCTACGGCGTGGCCCATCGATTCGCCCGTAGCGAAGGCGACCGAGGTTCAGACGCAGCAGATACGCCGGGAATCCCAAGACTTCATCCGGCCCCCGGCCGTTAAGGGCGATATGACCATGGCGGCCCGCTACATCCCGGCCAGCTATCACGAAGAGGAACCGGCCCTGCCGGAAACCGGCCCGACCTGGGTTTCCACCCTGCCCACCCGAAACCGATAGGCAGACAAGCCATGGCCCTGGCAGGGGCCATGTGCGGGCCCACCGGATAGGCCCGATCCTTCCCCGAAGGGAAACCGAACCTCCCTCTTGCAAACCCCGGGTTCCGATCAGGGGTCCCGGCAGGCATTCGACCATGGAGCGGCCCCGCGCAGCGGGGTGGAGCCGGTAGGCCACGGCGTGGGCTCAAAGGGCGGCTACCCCGACATAGGGCCCCCGCGTGGGCCGTATCCCGGCGGAAAGCATGGTCGCCCGCTCTACCGAAACTCCCCCGGTTTTGCGCTCTTGGCGCAAAAATTTTCACGTCAGGTACAAAAAAACCCGATGACATGCGGAAAGCCAGAGCAGGCGCGGCTTTCCATGAATTTCGCATGTCCCGAGGCAGGCCGAGCAGGCAAAAGAAAAGCCGGTGTTTTGCCGGCTTTCTTCATGACTTCGGGGTTTATCTCACGATGCGCAATAAATATGTTTCCGTAATCGCAAATTATGCGCAGTAGCGCAGACGCCTATTTGCCCCACCAAGCGTGCTTGGACCGCTCCCGGAGATAGCGGAAAAATTCAACGCCAGCGTGCAGGCGATGGCCGCTATCGCCATTGCTGCACGCGAGAGAAAAGACCGCCAGAACGTCCGCCGCTTCTCGTTCTTTTCGCTCTGCTCGGCAAGGTCGGCCACGACATAGGCCGGGTCCATTTGGAGCGTGATGGCGACGCGGTACGCGACATCGAGCGGGATCGGTCGCTCTCCGCTTCGCATCATGGCGAGGTGCCCGGTTCTCACTTCCAGGCGCTTGGCGAGTTCGTAGTCAGACGTAATGCCAAGCTGCGCTTTGGCGGCGTCCAGATATGCACTTGGCTTCATGTTTTCCCTCGTGTTTTCCAAAAAATGGGCCTTACCTTAACTCGCATTCGTGAGCTTGACAACGCACACGCCAGTGAGTGGAATCCGTGTCGCTCGCGTAAGTGAGCGTCGTAAAAAACCGATTCCCTCAAGTTGAGCAAAGGAACCCACCATGAATGCAGCCGTGCAGTCCCTGCCCGAGACCGGCAAGAAACTCGGGCCCAACGAGGCCGTCATCCAGGGCCGCATCTTCGAAGTGCGCCGGATGGAAAACGCGGTCTATACCGTCATCAACACCCCTGCCCCGGACCAGTTCAGCCACCCGCAATCCGTTGAAGTCATTTCGGAACGCCTGATCGGCAAGTCCCAGGAGGACGTTACCGTCCGGGTGCTGCTCCAGGGCTACCGCAAGAAGTTCCAGCGCAAGGATGGGGATACCGCTTGGCAGACCATCAACGTGCTGCGGGTGGTGGAGTAAGACCCCATGGTCGCCGTCCTCTTTGCCCGGTCAAACTCGATCTACAAGCAGCTGCCCGGCTGTGATGTGTTCGACCTGGCACGCGATGCACGGAGCTACACCGGGAACGATCCGGTGATTGCCCATCCGCCGTGCCGTGGTTGGGGACGGCTGCGCCACCGGGCCAAGGTCCGGGCCGATGAAAAGGAGCTGGCCCTGTTCGCGGTCGCCCAGGTGCAACGGTGCGGCGGCGTGCTTGAGCATCCGTGGGCCTCGTCCCTGTGGCCAGTGGCCGATCTGCCGCGACCTGGCCTTCGGGATCGGTTCGGCGGCTTTACCTTCGGTGTGATGCAGGGGGATTTCGGGCATATGGCCCCGAAAGCGACCTGGCTGTATATCGTCGGGATGGAGCCGGCCAAACTGCCGGCCCCGTCGTTCGAGCTGGGCATCAAGTCGGGCCGCGTGGAACTGATGGGCAAGGCGGCGCGGGAAGCGACTCCCCGGGCGTTCGCCCTTTGGCTGCTCGACCTGGCCGACAGGTGTTGCCGTGGCTGAATCCTCCTGCCTCCTCTGCAACTCCTCCCGGGTGCCCTCCTCCGGCCCCCGGGCGGGTTCGCTCTGGTGCCTCCTCAAGCGGGCCGGCGTCGGCCCCTTCTCGGTCTGCCTGTCCTTCGCCCCGGCAGGCCGTGACGATGCCGCCGAAGGCGGCCCACACCGCGTACAAGTAAAGAGCGGTGTGGAGTCTCAAAATGAGACTAACGGACGATGAATCAGACCACGTTCATTGACTGGATTTACATGGCGCAGCAGCGCATTTCCGGCGCGCCGGAATGGCCGCTGGTCCATGACGGGTTCAACCTCAAGACCCGCAACGAGTTCACCGAAGGCCAGATCGACGGGACCAACCTCGTGTTTTTCGAGCGTCCCGAGGATTTCCGCTACTCGATGAAGTCGTTGCCGGTTCGGGGCTCCCATAGCACCCAGGTCATTACCCGGTGCGACGGGTCCGAAATGCTCATTTCGGGCAACGTGGGGCGCTTTGGCCGCCCGGACAATATCTGGAACTACCAGCTGGCCGATACGGTGGCGATCGCCAACGAGATTGTCACCGGCCAGGGCCTGCCCCCCTTCACCCCGGGGGAAATGCTCATGCGGCAGACCATGAGCGAACGGGACCGGAAAAACGGCGTGCCGCCCTGGGCCTATACCGGCGCGGTGTTCCGCGAAATGCACGTCACCCGGAATTACGCCACCGGGGGCGATGGCATCGCCAAAGAGTACATGCGCTTCATCCAGGGCCAGCGTTCGGCCCGGATCAGCAAGGGCGTTTTCGGCCATGAATCGGTGGTTTTCGGGGAATTGGCCCGCAGGGGCAAGCCTCTTCACAAAGCCATCGTTTGTTACCGCAAGGGGCCGGAAATGCTGGCCCATGCGAAGGGCAAGGAACAGAAGGCCAGGATACTCAAGAGCCCCGAGTATCAGCTGGCGATGGATACCGGGTTGGTGCGCGTTGAATGCAAATGGGGCAGTCACTTTTTGAGAGATCGCGGGTTGCGCTACCTGGGAGGATGCACCATGGCAAAGATCATTTCGCTTTTCGAGCGGGAAACCGCCTTTTTGCTGAACGCGGAGCCGGATCGGGCCGCCCGCGTCGTGGCCGACATGCCCCCGAAAATCCGCTCGGCGGCGCTCCATTGGATTCGGGGCGATGACCTGCGGCAGCTGTACAGCCGGGCAACCTTCTTCCGGCACGTCAAGGCGCTCCGTGACTACGGCATCGACGCCAGCGAGCCGCGCAACGTGTCCGGGCGGCCCAACTCCGAGGACGCCCTGCAACGCATGCTGGACGCTCTCCCCGCCTTCACCCTGCGGGAAATGGCCGCGCCTGAGTGGTACGGCCTGCCGGACGTGGAACGGCGCGCAGCATGAAACGGCTTGCCGTCGCGTTCCTCCTGGCCCTGGCTGCCCGCCTCGCCGCAGCGCAGACCGCGCCGGTGGAATGCACCCTGAATGCAAACGACGCGATCGCCCAGGTGTTCGGCGTCCCTGCAACTGAAGTCCTGGCCCAAGCCTTCGGGCTTGGTCTGACTGCGCCCCTGACGGGGTATCTCGTGGCCTACTGCGTGGGCCTTCTCATTAATTTCTGGAACAAATAGGAGGGCAAAACATGCCTGCAGATTTCGCTGTTATCACCGGGGCCATCTCCATGACGGCTGTCGTTACCGGCATCGTGGCCATGGGTGGCGTCAAGATCATCCCGAATGCCACGTCCTGGGCGGTCCGCAAGCTGGTCAGCTTCTTCCGCTGATCGGGGCTTCGGGAGGGGGAACCGCGGCCCCCGCCCGGCCCGTTTTCCCCTGCTTGGAGCGGAGCGACAAGCAGAGGAAAACGGCACCGGAGAGAACACGATGATTTGGACGCTTTTCATGGCATTTCTCGGCATGGCTACGGCCATGGCGATCGTGGCCGGATTCGGGGCCTCGAGATGATGCGGCGATTCCTCAAGCTACTCGCGGTGGGGATCGCCGCATTGTTTTTCGCGTCGCTGTCGTTGGCGGCTTGTACTGACTTGGGGGTTTATAAGAACGACTCGTCGGCGATTGCGGCTTTTAATGCGGAGTCGGGGATTCCGGGGAATTATGGCTGGCGGACGGTGGGGCAAGAAACGTCCCTGGGTTGTGCGGCGGGGCAGACTTACTTTATTTATGGTTGGAATGCGAGTCGTGGCATGTATTACGTGGCGCATAGTCGCTATGACGGTACATGTCCGGCGGGGCAGGTGGCGGATGACAAGGGATTTTGTCACGCGCCGTGTGGCGCGAATTCGACGTGGAATTCGACTACAAAGACATGTTCATGTGATACCGGCTTTACGCCGGATGGTACGGGGGCGTGTGTGCCAGATGCCCCCCCGAACCCCTGCAAAGCCGGCGACCCGACATCCGCGAGCATCTTCGTCGGGTGGGCCATTTGCGGTGACAATACGACAGCATGCGTGTATGGCGGGTCATCGGGGTATGTTGCGCCGCCGCAGTTTTCGGACGGTCAATGCAGGGCCGATTTAACGGACATCGTTGCGGGTAGTTGTTCGAACGATTCGGGGGCCTCGGCTAGCAATCCGATGCCGATTTATTGCACTCTCAATGGGACCAAAACAGGTGATCAATCCGACAATTCCATCAATCCGACGCCGGGGACGCCCCCGGCCCCTCCGCCGCCTGCGCCAGTTACCTGTAATGGCGGCGATGGCTCTTCTGGTACCTGCGTCTGCCCTAGCGGCTATACCAATGTCAGCGGCACCTGCACGGCCAATGCCCCTCCAAGCGGCGGCGATCCCGGTAGCGGGGGCACCGGCGATACAGGCACGGGCGGTACCGGCGGCACGGGCGGTACCGGCGGCACCGGGGGTACCGGCGGCACCGGGGGCACCGGCGATACAGGCACGGGCGGTACCGGCGGCACCGGGGGCACGGGTGGGACGGGAACCCAAACCGGAGCCGCGTGTGATCCGGCGGTAAGAGTCTGCGGAGGGGGCGACACCTCCGGGCTCTACAGCAAGAAAACCGACACCTTCAAAGGGGTGATCGGAAAGTTCGCCGATGGTTTCAAGGCGACCCCCTTCGGCGGGGCGGCGACCGGCTTTTTTACGGTCTCGATTCCCCAGGGGGCCTGCCCTAACTGGGCGGTGGATGTGGCCTACCTGAATGTCCGTTTGGACATCAGCCAATACTTTTGCACCTCGACGGCCCTCCAGATGATGGAACTGGCGGGCTACGTGCTGCTCTTCGTTGCGGCGGTGACGGCCTTTAAGTGGGCGGTGCTCTGATGGACAGCTTTGCGGATTGGCTGCTCGGCCTGGTCAAAAGCGCGTTCTCGGCGCTGTGGGACTTCTTTACGGATCTCCTGATTGCACTGCTTGACCTGGGGCTCTCCGCTATCCTGGGGCTGCTCCAGCTGCTGCCGGTGCCGTCCTTCATGCAGGCCGGGAGCCTTCAAGCCATCATCAATCAGATTTCCCCCGATATCTGGTACTTCGCCTCCCATTTCAAGCTCTCGGAATGCCTCGCCATGTTCGGCGCGGCGGTCGGCTTCCGGCTGGCCCGCAAAGCCCTGACCCTCTTCCAGTGGTGACCCCATGATTATTGTCCATGAAGGCATGCCGCGCTCTGGCAAGTCCTACGCGGCGGTCAAAGACCATCTGATTCCGGCCCTCAAGAAAGGGCGGCGCATTTACGCCCGCATCGATGGTCTCAACTACGCCCAGCTGGCCGAGCTCGCCGGGATCACGGAAGAGGAATGCCGGGGTTTGCTGTCCGAGCTGACCGAGGAACAATGCGCCAAGCTGGAACAGCAGGAGTTCCAGAAAGACGCCCTGATCATCATCGACGAGGCCCAAAACTACTGGCCTCAGGGCCGGGCCCAGCTGCCGGTGCCCGTCCTCAAGTGGATCGCCGAGCACGGCCACCACGGCTTTGACGTGCTGCTGATGTGCCAACTCCTGAAGGATGTCCACCGGGCCTGGGTGAATCGGTCGAATCGCAAGCTGCAGTTCATCAAAAAGGACGTGGTAGGCAAGGCCAATGAGTACAAGTGGATCATGTACCACGGCTCCCCGGACTCGAAAGGCAACGTCAAGTTCGCCGAGGTGCAGAAGGGCGATCACCCGTACGAGGAACAGTACTTCGGGGCCTACAAGAGCCACTCGGACGGCACCGAGAACAAAGAGAACTATGAGGATGATCGGGTTAATATCTGGAAGTCCCCGATGTTCCGTAAATGGCTCCCCTTGTTGGGACTCCTGGGCCTCCTGGGCTTCGGTTACGTGATGTACCTTTTCAACGGGGGCATTACGGCAGAGAAAAAGCCCCAGGCGGCAAAAGCCGAGGCCCCGAAGGGCATGCCGGCCCCGGCCCCCGCATCGTTATCGGCCCCGGCGCCCGTGGTCACCCCGGCCCCCAGGGCGGCCCCATTGCCGGAACCGGAGCCCAAGGAACGCCAGGACCGGAACCGGCTGACCGAATGGGAATTCCCTGATGTTGTTACCGAGCTATCGAAAGGGAACCGCATGCGCTTGGCCGGGGTGCTACGGACGGCAAGCGCAACGAAGATCATTCTGGAATGGCGGGATTCCTCCCTTCGGGTTGTCGATCAGATGACGACGGATCAACTGCGGGTCCTGGGGTGGTATGCCCTGGTGACGGACGATGACCGCATGGCTATTCTCACCCGGCCCGGGGTGCGCTACGTCGCTACGGCGTGGCCCATCGATTCGCCCGTAGCGAAGGCGACCGAGGTTCAGACGCAGCAGATACGCCGGGAATCCCAAGACTTCATCCGGCCCCCGGCCGTTAAGGGCGATATGACCATGGCGGCCCGCTACATCCCGGCCAGCTATCACGAAGAGGAACCGGCCCTGCCGGAAACCGGCCCGACCTGGGTTTCCACCCTGCCCACCCGAAACCGATAGGCAGACAAGCCATGGCCCTGGCAGGGGCCATGTGCGGGCCCACCGGATAGGCCCGATCCTTCCCCGAAGGGAAACCGAACCTCCCTCTTGCAAACCCCGGGTTCCGATCAGGGGTCCCGGCAGGCATTCGACCATGGAGCGGCCCCGCGCAGCGGGGTGGAGCCGGTAGGCCACGGCGTGGGCTCAAAGGGCGGCTACCCCGACATAGGGCCCCCGCGTGGGCCGTATCCCGGCGGAAAGCATGGTCGCCCGCTCTACCGAAACTCCCCCGGTTTTGCGCTCTTGGCGCAAAAATTTTCACGTCAGGTACAAAAAAACCCGATGACATGCGGAAAGCCAGAGCAGGCGCGGCTTTCCATGAATTTCGCATGTCCCGAGGCAGGCCGAGCAGGCAAAAGAAAAGCCGGTGTTTTGCCGGCTTTCTTCATGACTTCGGGGTTTATCTCACGATGCGCAATAAATATGTTTCCGTAATCGCAAATTATGCGCAATACCGATGTCATGGAATCGTCAATCATTCGCGGATGCCCAGTATTCATGCTATTCCCCAGTCCGAAGAAACTTCGTTCGCATTTGACGTAATCCGGTGGTGCCTCTGTGTTCCTAGGCTGACTCCAGACTCGCCCCGATTCAACTACTACGTATCTCGCTGGGCCGTTCCCGATAAGATCAAGCGCGCTAAGTCTGACGGGACTTTCGATTCAATCGTTGCCGATTGCCCACCCCTTGACCCTTCATGGGCTCGCCTTGTCCCTGCCGCGCTTGAAGAGTGGCGCCGCTACAGTGAATCCCTACGGCCTACCGGCAAAACCCGCAATGACAATGAGATAACGGGGCGAACACTACATAAAAACCCGACTCGGAAAAAGCTATCGAAGAAGGCCGCATGATAGGCGGCCACTATGACGGCCAAATAAAAAAGGCCGGCGGTCACATGACCCCGGCCTCTCTGACCTTCTGCCCCCTCAGATGTACCGCCGCTTTCCGTTCCCGGCTATGCAGTATTTTCCGCCTCTCTCTCCTATGCACGCCGTTTTCCCTCCGCACACGCAATCCCCCGGCATCGCTGGCATTGCCGGCATGGCTGGCATTGCCGTTCTAGGCGCAAGCATTGCCGTTCTAGGCGCCTCTTGCCCGGCTCCAATCCCTATCACGGTGGATTGCTTGTGCCTTGCCTCCGCTGTTGAGTGGTGAGCCTTCCGCTTATGCTGGTTCGCGGCTCCATCTGTCGCCCACGCCGCGCCTGCAATAAGTACCGCCATAGCCATTAGAGCCCGCTTCATACCTTCCTCCTTTCATGGTGCGCGCCATACCGCTGGCCGCCCGCCCATTGTATCCCCTCGCTATGTTGCCGTCATTGCGCCGGCATGACCGGGTAATACTTCTTCCGGTTCCCATGAGCCTCGTAAAACCGCCTCTGCGCCATCCTGTTCTTTATGGCCTTCTTCGTCATTTTCAGTCCGCCCCCCATGCTTGAGCCCGTAATGTTCAGGCGCCGCCGAATTTCCGGCTCCGCCCAATTTAATATGTCCTGTTTTGACTTCTCAAAATCCGTGGGGTCCCTAAGCGGAATTCCGGTTCTTTGTTTTATTTTCGACACGGCCCATATTTTCAAGTCGTTTTCAGTCGTCGCCATGTCGAATAAGTCATGCAGCACCAAGTCAGGCACCCGCTTTTCTATCTCGGCCGCCGCCCGCCGCTCCAGCCCGTGCATCAAGTCATCTGCCGTTCTAACAACATGCTCGAAATGTATACTTAGGCGCTTTTCTATTTCATCGGCCGCTGCCCGTATCAGGTCCTCTTTTATGATTTCGATATCGTGCAGAGACCGCAGCACGATTCCCGCCCGCTTTCCTATTGCCCGTGCAAGGCTTTCCTCATTAATTCCATGCTCCAGCAATAGGCCCAGCTTTTTTTCTATTTGCTTTGCTGCCCAGCCTTCCGCCGCATCTAGCACCGCACCGTAAAAACTATCAGTTCTTACGACTTCAAATATTCTGTCTTGAGTCCTCGCAAACCCCGCCAAATCAAATAGCGTCTTGCCGCGCTCCTTTCCTGTTGCCCTGGCAACGGCTCTATCCGGGTCCCAATATCCTAGACCCTCCTTTATCTTCCCTATCGCCGTATCGGCAATTGCTATTTTCAGATCGTCCATTTTTCACAGCCTTTCATATTTTTCTCTGATTCCCCACTTTGCCCGAAACCGCCTTTGCGCCTCTCGATTCCTTACCGCTTTCTTGCTCATCTTCAAAGGCCGTTTGTAGTCACCCGCTCCATCCTCCGCGCCGTCATATATTTGGTCTCGCAGAATCGGCATTGCCCAGGCATAGACATCCTCTTTTATTTGCTGGGCGCTTCGCAAATTCTGGAAATTGATCCCCGTGAAATCCGAGACCACCCGAGCCGCATAAATGCCCACATCCTCGGTTGTCGTCGCCCTGTCCGACAGGTCCCGCAACTCCAGGCCCGGCACTACTTGCGACGACCGCGCACCGATTGCCCTTACCACGTCTTGACGCAGCAGAGCCCTATCAAACACGTCTCTGAATTGAACGCCGGTCTCTTGCGACAGCCTCAGCGTAACCGCCCGCTTCAATGCGTCTTTTAGCGCCTCCCTATCCCGCACCGACGCCACCGGCACGCCTAGAATTTGCGACAGCGCCCCCGACAATGAGGCGTCCGAGAACGGATCGTTTGGATCGAGCATGACGCCTTCCAGGCGCTTTTCCAGCATCCACCCGATAGCCGCCGCCGCTGCCGCCTCCATCGCAGGCGCGACGTTTTTTGCCGCTTGCGCCGCCTCTTCCCGCGCCGCTTGGGACACGTACCCTTCCCCCTTTCCTTCCGCTTGCGCAACGGCGTCCAAGAAGAACACGACGCCCCCTAGTTTCTCGAAAGCCTCCGCCATTTCACCCCCCTATTCCCTGAAAAAATCAAAAAGTAAATTACACCTAATCGGCCTATTCTAAGACAAAAATTTTACCCAAAAAATAGTATTTTTTTTTAGCGATTAGGTGTAATTCGATTTTTGGTTTTTTCGCCCAATTCTGATTGCGATTCTTCGTGTAATGGAGGCTCCGCACTTTTCCAGGGAAAAGATTTTTTTCGCTAGAAATAGCCCGCTATTTCGGACGTTTTAGAATTTGGGTCGCCGTTTCGCGTTTTTGTTCGCGCCATATTGGATATCAGCAAGCCCCAAAAGTCACAAGCCGCATTCATCGCCTTGCCTATGCGTATGTCGGCCCGCTACTGCCCGATATCGAAAGGCCGTTCGTGTTTTCCGTGCGTCAGTCCATTTTGCTTCTTTTCGCCTACAGGTCGAACATCGGTCTATAGTCGAAAAAAAAGCGGCCGTCTGGCCGCTTTCTTGCATTGACTTCCGCTACTTGGTTTTTTCCTTCGCCCACCGCTGGCGGTTTCTGGCGTGTTGCACCAACGCAAGAGCTAATTTCACTTGATCCCCTGCGTTCATGGCCTCTTTCGCCTCAACGACCTTTCCCCTCTGCCTCGGTTTTTGGATTTTCGGCACCCTCATACTCTGTTTAACCACTTCTTGAATGTTGGCGACGTAACGAACTTTACGGTACGTACCGGCCGCGCAGTCACCCAATGGACAGCCGGTGCTGTGTCCGAGAATCCCGCCGGCACCCTTACGCGGCGCGTCCGCATTTGCCTTATACATAGCGTACCGAATCGAAAAAGTTTTACGACGCCTCCCTCCATTAGCGCCCCCTCCATCATCGAGACCATTGACCCAACGGCTATTCGGGCTTGGCCCGGTGTAAAGCCTTGAGCCTTTATTAGATAATCAACCAGATCGCTAGTTACCATTCCATTTCTCCATCAAAAAAAAGGATTCGGCTATCAGCGCCTCCCGTTTGGCTCCATTGGCCAGACGCCCCGCCGCCGCTATGACGTTTCCGGCTACGGTCTCCAACGCCCCCCGCTTCCTGGCCCGATACACGGCAACGTTTTCCGCCCCAATCGTTGCGATCAACTCCCTTTCCCGCTCTCCGCGCTGCTTGTTGATTGACGCCCACAGCGCCGCCGACTCGGCCGACTTGAATTCAAACGTTTTTCCCGCTGGACCTATCAGCGCCCGCCCATCCACGTACAGGCGCCCCCTTGCCGCGATTGCGTCCTTTCCTTCCACTAGCGCCGCTTGCGCCATTACCGGCCCGACATAGCCCCGAAAGAACGCGCCGCAATAGAATGATCTAGAGAACACAGGCCACCGGCACAAAGCCTGCAAAGCTGATCTTTGCACCGGCCGCCAGGGGGACCATTGCCCTAAGCACTAGCTGTCCCGCCTCATCGTTTCCGGCCTCTAGTTGGATGTCTGCAAAGCCCTCAACCTCTGCCCTGATCCTGCATCGCTTCATTGCGGCCGATACGCCTTCCAGCCTGATATTGACCCCTGCTACTTCCTCGGCCATATCCAGCCGGCCCGAGACAAACAGAAGCCTGCCGATGGCTACCGCCTCCACTACCGCCGAGCAATTGGCCGCCTCGCCAGTGGCCGCATTAGCCACCACAACGGGCAAGTCATCGGGGGCCACATCGTGATATTCGTTCCAGTCGGAAGGCTGGATTTCCCGTTGATCTTCCCCGTTCGGCAGCAGGCATTCCTTCCTATGCCTGATCTTCATTACCGGCCCTCCCGCAGCCACACGGCCACCGACCCGCACGAGGCCGCTACCCCACCCACCACCAGCCCGGCCGTTCCCGGCAGGATTGCCGCCCATGGCCCGAGCATGGCCGCGATACCCGCCCAGGTTGATGGTTCAGCCAGCCGGTCCTTTACGCTTTTCGGCATTCAAATTTCTCCCAAGAAAATAGCCCGCTCATTCGCCCGCCGCTTCGCCAGCCCTTCCGAGCGCCGCCCGCCGACATGGCACCACAGCCGAAACTGATCCGCCGCGCCGCGCTTGTCGCCATTGAGCAGCATTCGCCGCAGGGTCGATTTCTTCCAGGCGCCCGCACCCACGTTGAACACGAACGAAAGCAGCGCCGCCGCCTCGTTTGCAGACAGCCCCGGCACGTCGATTTCATCGGCCGCCCGGCTCATGTCCTGCCATAGCCATGCCTCAACCTGCCCCATCGTCACCGCCCCGGCAGGATCACCCGGCAACAGCACATGGCCGCAACCATTCGTAAGCCGGCCCGCCTCGCAGCAGTACGGCACCATCCTGACGCCCTCAACACGGCGTAAAAAAGGCGCTGCAATCGTGAATGCAGCGCCCCTTATTTCCTCTTCCATCCCGCCTCTCCTCAGACAGAATGCCCGCCGCCTTTCAGCGGCGGGCTCCAGGCGTTAAACACCGGCGCCGGCAATGCCCTGCTGGACCAGAATTTCGGCGTCGATGGCGGCGATGTCATCGACCACAACGGACTTCTGCGCCTCCACGGCCGCTTTGCGCTGTACCTGGAGCGGATTGCCGTTTTCCCAGCCGGCCATGAGGGCAAGCTGGGCCTCGAGTTCGGTCTTGACGGCGGTCTGGCCGGTCTTGATCGTGGTGAGGCGGGCGATTTCGGCAGTTGCCGCCTTCACCATATCCACCGGGATAGCCTTCAGGAGCAGCGTCCCGGTCTTGACCTTGATGTCGTAGTCACCCGATGCCACCGGCACATGGGAGGCCAGAACCTTCACCATGTCATCCACGGCGGTAAAGGTCTTTTCCTTCCCGTTGGGGTTTGCGACGGTGTAGTCATTGCCGCCGATAGTGACGACGCCAGTGAATTTCAGGCCCTTGTCCTTCGCCACGGCGGCGAAGGACAAGGCGACATTCGGATTCAGAGCCCGAGCAGCGGACAGGGCGACAGCGATGGAACGGGGAGTAGCACGCATTTTCATAATCTCCTAGGTGGTTGCGATATGCGATCTAAATAGATCGTGGTGGCATGATAGTTTTTTTCTATCGTGTTCACAATATCTATTTGGGATGGAAAATCATGCAGAGCCCTGGCCGCCTCTTCGGCAAAATTCGTACAGTTATTGACACCGGACCGAGGAAAGGCAAAACCGCCCGCCCTGGCCGGCGCCTCTCTCCGCTCGAAACGCCATGGGTTATTGAGTGGCTCCAGCGCCGCGCCTTCCCGCTCCACGGCCTCAAATCCCCGAACTGCTGCGATTGGCTTGTCTCCCTCGCCGCCCTGCCGGCCGCCCGTTCCCCAATGGATCACCCAATCCTTAACCGGCAGCATTGCCCGCCGGCCGCCCTCCACCACCCCGGCAATTCGCGGCGCCGCTGCATCGCCGTAAGCCGACAGCCCAACCGAACGCCGCACGATCTCGAATTCCCCGGCCTCGCACGCCCGCCAGAACTCGCACCAATCCGACTCATCGGCCGCCCGCCGCGCCCGCTCTAGTGGTGCGGTTTTCGGCCCGACCTCATCGGCCACCCGGCGCAGCACGCGCCATGCCGTCACCGGCGGCATTCCGAAAAACTGGAATTGCCGAATACCCCAATGAGCCGCCCAGGCATCAACCCTCTCCACCGTCGATGAAATCTTCCTGCCGGTCTCCGTATCCCGCGCCGCATCCAATCCATAGCCGTCGATATTCTTGGCGACGTACTTCGCCGCATACCTCGCCCCGGCCCGCCCGCCCTGCGCCTTCAAGTAGTTGAAACGGTGCTTTCTGGCGCCCGGCTCATCCGGCGTGTCTCGCATCGCATAGACCCGCAGCAGTCGCCGCGCAAATCGCAGATCACGCGCCGACCCATAGACGATCAAATGCCAATGAGGCGTGCCGTCGTGGTGCGGCTCCGCCGTCCTCAGCCCAGCCACCACCAGCCCGCGCCGCTTCCAGGCTGCCCGCGCCCTTGACCAGACACGGCATAGATATCGCTGGCCGTCTGACGGGTCCAACGGCTTGCGCTGCCCCGTCGCCTCGTCCTCTTCGCCGTACCCTGGATTGGCCTCCGAACATGCCCCCGTTATTCGCTGGGAATGGAACCGCGATGGAGCCGTCAGCGTCCAAAATTCGCACTTCCAGCCGGCCAACTCCGCGTACTCATCCGCCCCGCGGATTCTGACCATGAGTTCAGACCGCTTTACTGTCGGATTGGCAAGCGACCCCTCAACGATATCGGCCAGGGGGATTTCCTCCCCCGTGTCCTCGCACCGGACCGCCGCGCCCTCGCACGCAAGCGCATTGCGCCGCCTTTGGGCTTTCCGCCTCTCTACTGCGTCTTGCGAGGCATAAGGCCACAGCCCGCGCCGAACCACTCCGCCGGCAATGGCCGCCCCTTCGCTTCGTTTTCCATGAGCCCGCCGCAGCCTCCGCAACCACCACCGATTGCACGTCATTCGCCGTATTGCTGCCGCTGGAAAATCCTCTACCCATGCCGCCGGTTCTATTCCCCAGCGATGGCAATGGCCTTTCAGTAGGATATATAGCCTGGACACTTTTGCGGCCTCTAGGTATTTCCCCCAATCTGCCCCGGGCGTCGCCTCTGCAAAGGCTTCTCCGCGATCAATCAACACATCACCAGCGACCCATCCCACCAAGTCAGAGGCATCCTGCGCCGCCTCCTTTGCCGCCGCCCTGATGTCGTCATCCGACACCGACAACGGCAACCGGCCGCGCCCCGGCTCAGTCGAATTCATCAACCAAATATTTGCCGCCGCAGACTCCAACCCTCCGCGCCTGCCATGCTCCGCCCGCAGATGTGCGGCCCACCGCCAAGGCATCAGCGACAGCCGACCAACTAGCCATTTCTGCGCCCTCTGCGCCTCCTTTCGCTCTACCCCGGCCAATACCGTATCAATGCGGCGCACATATCCGGCGCCCGTCAT